CATTCGGCCCTTCGGTAGCATTTCTATTGTATGCTCCCTGTAAATTCGCAGCGGCGCTGTCCCCGTAATAATACCCGTAATAATTTTGCCAAAGTTGCCCCACAACACCTAAGTTATCGTCATGAAATTTTATATTAATAGGCATGTAATCAATTTTTACTTGGACTACCTTTTTCCTATTGTACTGATTAAGTGTATCAGTTATTATATTAAATTTTGGTAAATCTGCAGATTTTACCAACATATTAATTTCGTTAATATGCTGATATTGAAAATTTAAACTTTTAAGTGCATTGGTGTTTACATTAAACACTACATGATAGTTAAATTTTCGTTTAGGTGCAAGACGTAAATCGCTGTCTATGAATAACCGAGATGCATGAGCAAAGTCCCCCAAATTTCCTTTGGGGTTGGTTAATCCTGAAACAAATTGTCGTAGAGCTTTACTGGTCATACAGTATTTATCTGGTATAATCTACGCAGATAACTTTAAGTCGTAAAAAAAGGCTGTTGCCAGCCTTTTTTATTAAACGCCGCCGCCAGTAGTTAATGTGCCAACTGTTCGTCCGACAACAGTGCCAACACCAGTACCTTGTGGTGATTGGATTGCATTGTCATACTTGATAGTTAGTGCAATTCTAACGTCTTCGTTTGCATTATAAGCCATGTTACCGTAATTAGCTGTTAGAACATAACAACCATAGCATTCCCATGTTTCTAAAACAGTAGGAGTACTGGTTCCGTTACCACCGTCTAACATTTCAATACGAGATGTAAACTTGTAATCGATGCCTGATGCAGCACTAGCTTGCTCGAAGAAGTCGAACTGCTTCTGTAGCTGTTCTCCTACTAACTTGCTAACTTCACCAGTAACATCATCACGTAAGTTAACAGTCATGTCAGCCCATGTGTGCTTACCATGAATATTAACTCTACTGTTATAAACATCTAATACAATGTTATCAAATGTTATGCTTGGGCGAGTAACGTCTACAACTTGTTTTGTTAAAACCGTTGTAGGAGTACTAACGCCAAAGTTTTCTAAACTAAGCCTAAAGCGATACTTTAGTTTAGGCATTAACAGACCTTGGTTGCTAGCACTTTGATCACTAGCTAGAGGAACTGTAAATTTTGATAGTGTTGCGATTGACATAATATTCTTTCCTTTAATTATAGACCAGCAATTTCACCAGTGTTCTTTAGACGTAGAGGAATGTAAATGAATTCAACTGCCTTGACTGGTTCAATAGCAATATCAATGTACAACTCGTTACGATCAATTCTACTTGGCGTATTATTAGACTCGTCGCACACTACTAGGTAATCGTATAACGCACGTTGGCCTACTAATTCTAATAACAAGCTCTCAACTGCACCTTTAATTTCATCTCTAGTAATCTTGTCGTTCGGTTCAAAGATATACGGTTTAGCTAGCGCATTTAGTTGTCTACGTAGATAGCAAACTAAACGTGCAACGTTAATACGATCTAATGCACTAGCAGATCTTGCACGAGTATATTGACCATAGTTAACTAAACCTGTGCCCGTGATAAATGTTATTGGGTTAACTTTAACACTTGCCAATGTATCACGCTGCCCAACGTTTAATGCTACGCTGTTAAATTCGCCTTCGCTGTCGATGTAACCAACTGCTGTTGCGTTTGTAATACCGCCACGACGTACACCAGCTGGTGCAAACCATGGATAAGCAACTTGATCGTTAAGAGCAATAGTTCTTAAAATCATATGGCTTGGAGGAACAGCTACATTATTACCAAAGTTGTCGCTTGTAAATCCCCATGGATAAAAAATACCTAAATATTCATCGCTAGAAACAAGACCTAAATCGTTGTCTTCTAGTGCTAGACGCTGGTTTGTTCCCCAATTTAATAACGATGTTGCATCGCTTGTTAAACGTGCTGGTGTGTCACCAACAACAAACGCTGTTAATCCGCGATCGTAATTTAAACTTACTAGTTCGCCGATCAGTTCTGGATACCCAGGGCAAGCAATTAAGTTAAACGCGCGAGATTCTTCGTCGCGAATTTGTTGATTGCTGTTTACAGTTGCTTGTAGTGCTTGGACAACAACTTTACGTTGTGCTTTACGACCAAATGTACCAGATCCGTCATCTTGGTTACTGGACACTGTCACCCAACGATGTGGATAGTAGTCAGCCATGCTTTCGTCGCCATTGCGAGCATTGTCTGCATCAACGTCGATATAGTTTTGTTTAAATTGTTTTACATTAAACCCACTTCGACGTAAGTTCCATAGCAACATACCTTTTGGATATAGTGCTGGATCAGGTGCGTCTGGATCTAGGTAGTTACTGCTTAACAATTCTTCAACTGTTGCAGCTTCACTGCTATTCGCGCCTGCTGTATTATAGCGAGCATCTGCAAAAACACAGCCGTCTTCTGTACTTTGATCACTTGTATCAACTAAGAACCATTTTTGTAAATCTTTATTAAACTTGTAAATGGTTGGGAAATTCTCAGTATCGCTAGTGTCAACCCATAGGTCGCCTGTTTCTAATACTGTTCCGTCACTTTGTGTTTCTGGTTTAGTAGCAGACACTAACGGTCCAGTTGCGTTTGTGCTAGGATAAGCATTTAGATATCCAGCCCAAGTATTGCCATCGTGTACCATAATGTCAATTTCGTCAATAACGGAACTATACCATAATGTACCATCTGCTGTTAAACTTGTTGGAGGATTGCCGCCTGCTGCATAAGTTAGAGGTTCCCATAGGCTTCCAACATAGTCGTGTGCGCCATCAGCATCTAGGTATAAGTTAGCTGTGCCATTCCCTGTAGATGGAATATACTCGCTGAATCCTAAATCAACTAATGGGTTATTTGTGCCGTCTAGTAAATGAATTTCACCGCCTAGCTCGTGAGTGATAACTAATCTATTTTGACTATCAATTTCTGCTACAATGTTTGTAAATCCAGCCACGTTAATTGCTGTTGCAACTGTTGCAGCATTAGTTGTTGCAGGTGCTGCAATAGTAAAACTAACAGTAGTATCAGTACCTAAATCAGCTGATCCTTTTAGGCTTTCAGCCATTGTAAATGAATACGTTGTGCTCTCACCGGATACTGTAAATGTTAAATCATTTGCTGGAGTAGTGCCGCCTAACAAGTCACCTGTAATTTTTAGTGTGTTACCTGCTTGATAACCTGAACCAGAACTCGTAATAGATACTGTTGTATTTTCACTAGTATAAGTTGTTTCTGAACCAGATTTCACAACAGTTGCAATAGCGCCTACGCCCGATCCTGATACAGCAGTAATTGCAACGCCAGTATATGTTGCGGCAGCAGCATCAGCTGTACCTGCAATGCTTGATGATAAAATAGTTGTTAAACTTCCGGCATCACCTGCAAATGTACTTGCTGTAATTTTAGAAGATTTAATTACTGTTGGTGCTGCGCTCTTTCTTCTGTATACTGCAAAAGATGCTTCACTATTACCAGCCGATGTATCAGTGTGGCGAACATATAGTGTACCTGCTGAAAGATTTGTACCGCCGCCTGTCTTATCTAATTTATAAAGAGCATTTAATGCGTCACTGTATAGTGGTGCATCTACTTGTTCGAAAGAGTCAGTTGTACTATTGTAACGCTTAGTTCTCCAACGTGCGCCTAAATTAGGTTCGGTTGTTTTAATCCAAACGCTACCTGTTGGTGCATCGAGGTCATTTGTCTTCCACTGTGGAACACTTGTATGCGGTTGAATTGCTAAAACTGGAGAACCAGTCCAGCTAGCTTCCCATGCGCTAGATCCAACTTGTACCCAAACTCCACTATTATTTCTGTACCATACAGACATTGGATGTTCGGTTGTAAGCTCGCTATCGTTATAACTACTGTCTCTTACAGCAACTATAGCATAACTTCCGTTTTTACCAACAGAGCTAGCTGGGCCGCCTGTGCCTGCATTAATTTTTGTTGCGTCTGTAATAACCAACGGAATCTTATTTGTAAATGTTTGGCCGCCTGTTACTGTGATTTCTTCGCCGTTCCACTCAAAAATACCCCATTTTGTATTATCAGTATCTAACCAATAAGTTCCATTGTTGGGATCAGCGGATGGCTCGTCAACTGCCGCGTTTAACTGAGTTGTGTCAACATCTGCTCTAACAACAAATACTCTGTTGCTTACGCCAAGTAAACTGTAAGCGGCTTGCAAACCGTATTCGTTTTGCTCACCAGCATGAATAGGATTATTGTTAGCATCTGTTTTAAATACAGGATCGCCAAATGTGTCAGCTAAATCTTTCTG